AGCGAGTAAAGCCTTGCAACAAAGTATTAGTTGAGCTAATATTAAGTATTCGTGGGTAGCCACGCGTGTCGCACACGTAAAAAACGCCTTCGCCGCACAGGCGATAAATGTGCCGAGGTCGCCTCTCGATAAAAAGTCGTTATTCGCTTTCTGCGCGATAGCAGAAGGGTTAACCGCTCCTTAAAGCAGGTTACAAACATTAGTCACGCTAATAAGCGTACTAAACTAACGACAACTTTATAGAGGTATTTATCATGGCCGAGACTAATTACGGCATGCTGACCGGAGACCAACTACAGGTATGGTCACGCAAATTTTGGCGCGCAGCGCGCAACAACTCATTCACAAGCCAGTTCCTTGGCAGTGACGAAAACTCAATGATCCAGCGAGTCACCGAATTAACCGGCGGCGATACTGGTACTAAAGCAAACATCACTTTACTTGCTGATAATGAAGGCGATGGTGTTGCAGGAGACGCTATCTTAGAAGGTAATGAAGAGGCGCTAAACGCGCACGACACTACCATCGAGATGGACCAGCTTCGTTTCGCACACCGCTTGAAAGGTCGAATTACAGACCAAAAATCAGTAGTGAACTTCCGAAACCACGCTACTAATAACCTTTCTTACCAAGCGGGTGACCGTATTGACCAGATGGCGTTTTTAACCATGTCAGGTATTGAGTACATCTACAATACCAATGGCTCGCTACGCCCAGTCAAGCCAGCTGGACAGAACTTGAGCGATCTTGAGTTCGCATCAGACGTATCTGCGCCTACATCGGATCGTACGTTACGCGTTGCTGGTGGTGGCATAGAACTAGGTGATACTAGTCTTATTACAGCTACTGATAAGCTTGGCTACAGACACATCGTAGAGATCCTAGCCTACGCTAAAGACAACTACATTCGCGGTGTTAAGTCCGGTGGAAACCAAGAAGTGTTCCACATGTTCGTCACACCTAAGATGATGAAGAACCTAAAGCTGGACCCTGATTTTATCGCAAACATGCGAAACGCAGGCGTTCGCGGGGACAAGAACCCGTTGTTTGCAGGTTCTAACAGCATCTATGTCGACGGTGTTTTGATCCACGAGTTCCGCCATGTATTCTCTAACGAGAAGGCAGGCGCGGGTAACTTATGGGGCTCAGGCTCAGATGTAGTTGGTGGACGCGCATTGTTCTGTGGCGCACAGGCACTGGCTATGGCCGACATCGGCAACGCGACGTTTGACGAAGACGAGTTTGACTACAAGAACTCTCCTGGTATCTCTATCGGAAAGATCTTTGGGTTCCGAAAGCCAACTTTGAAGAGCCTTGTTTCAGGCAGCGACCAAGATTTCGGTGTTATAACACTAGACACTGCTATCTAAAGTAAGACCCAGCCCTCCTGTCGCCGCGGTAGTACAGGCAGGAGGGCTTTTTTTAACCACGGAGAACCACCTATGCAACTTATTTCAAAGAAAGACCTTTTTATCTCAACTAGAAATGGTAACTGCACGCGCCTTTATGCTAACTGCCCGCGCGAGCTAAGCCAAGCTTTTGCTGTACTGGCGTTACAGCAAGGTGCAGAACAGTATCACGAGGTGATTCACGGCAAAATAGAGGGCGGCAAAGTAGTCCCAGTAAGCCAGGCAGTACAAGAAGAAGTAGAAGAGTTAGTAGAAGAAGCAGCAGTAGAAGAAGCAGCAGTAGAAGAAGTAGAAGACGACGGTGCCGATGCCCAGATAATTAAAATAATCGCAGACATTGTAGAGCGCGGCGACCCGAAAGACTTAACCCCTAGCGGCAAAGTAAGAGCAGCCGTTATTGAATCATGGCTGGGCCGTAAAGCGACCGCAGTCGAACGAGACCTTGCATGGGAAGCATACATAACGAACCGAGGTAACTAATGAGCGTATCAGTCCAAAGCATTATTGATAGAGTCCAAACCACGTTGCAGGACACCACAGGTATACGGTGGCCCGTAGAGAGTGAACTAGTGCCTTGGGTGAACGACGCGCAGCGCGCTATTGTAGTCTTAAAACCAGACGCAGGCGCTATTAACGAGACTATGACACTAGTTGACGGCACTAAACAAACAATACCTACCTCGGGTAACCGGCTACTTAAAGTAGTACGTAATATGTCGTCCGCAAGCGGTGGCACGGGTGGGCGTAGCGTCCGGCAGGTAGAAGTTGATGTTTTAGACTCTATGACACCTGACTGGCACGACCCCGCAAGCACGGGAGACTCTGCCCACGGCTCACAAGTTAAACATTACGTATACGAGGAAAACGACCCTCGTAGCTTCTACGTCTACCCCGGCATAAGCGGTGCAGCATACCTAGAGGTCGTTTATTCAGGTAACCCTACTACTGTAGTGTTAGGTGGAGACATATCTATCCCTGATATTTGGGCGAATGCGATCACGAACTACGTTATGTATATGGCCTATAAGAAAGACTCGGAGCACGCGGGTAATAGACAGCGCTCTGCAGATGAGTTCCAAGTATTCCAAGCCTCCGTTACAGGTAAGGAACTGATCGACTCCGCAGAGGCACCTACAGTACTTCCGAAGGGCACCCCAACAGCAGTTAGGTAAAAATAGATGGCTACCTCTTACGAAAGTTTTGTGAGCGAAGTAACCCCTTTTGTGCCGGGATGCCCAGATGCGTTAGTTATAAGCTACATACGCAAAACTGTTATAGACCTATGCGTTAGGGCTTCAGTATACAGGCGCGACCTAGACCCTATCTCTGCGCAGGAAGGGACGCACGAATATGAGTTAGAGGCACCTACAGGCACAGTAATACACCGCATCGACGGTGTTACACACCTTGGAAAACCACTAGACGCGGTTAACGGTCAGCTACTA